ACAGTACCCGTCCCGTTAGGTGCGAGGTTCAGGTTACCGTTGGTGTCCGTCGTAGAAACCGTGTTGCCGTCTAGCTTTATGTTGTCTACAGACACAGCTAGCGTGCTGACGTTGAGCGCAGTAGCCGTACCCGTACCGCTATAGACTGACTTGAGGGTAGCGTCAGGACCGCCACTTACGTGGAGAAGTTCCCCATACGTGCTGGATATTGTCTGTCCAGTAAGGTTAGTTGGCATGTCTACTTCCCACCCTGTACATAATTCTGTAGGCCAAACCACATGGCGGATACAAGTCCTACCGTGAGGACACCTATGAATGCTAGGAAGCTATGATCGGCTGCCCTACGCATCCGTCTACCAAAGCGAAGATCCTCACGGAAAGACTCTACAGACTCGGGTTTGTCAATATCCACACCCAGTATAGCAAAAACTTTCTTGACTGCACACGATACCGCCTCTTCGATCTCAGCGTGCTCGATTGCCCGCTCTCGCCTGCGCTCTTCGCCTTCGTACGACATTATCGGTGCCTTAGTTAGGTAAGTGGCTCAGAAATCAGGGAAAGCGGCGGAGGGTACGGTATATGTACCAGCGTATCTCCCAACGCCTTTGGTAATACGGATATCGTCGATTATCGCGCCCGAGTTATAAGGATACCCAGAGTTACCATAACCACAAATGGCAAGCTGGCCGGGAACATCCTGCACAGCCTCAGACATTGTATTTGTTGCTTCCACCGCGCCGTTAAGGAAAAGGCGCACCGTATTTCCAACACGGGTAGCGGCTATGTGGTGCCATGTGTCACTGCTGAGCGTGGTTGTTCCGGTCATATCATAAGGTGTTTGCGAAGCACCAATAATAGACACGTAGGGTTTTGGAATGGATGACACCTGTGCGTAACCCAAGCCCCACGCAGAGTTTGCGACTGAAAGCGAGCCATTAGACTGCCCCATAAAAAACTGGGTGAACCCCTGTGCAAAGCCCCCGCTAAATGATGCGTAGTAGGCCCAGCACTCTATTGTCCAGTCACCGGAACCAAAGGCCCACAGAGCAGAGTCTGCGTACAACGCAACAGAGCTACCAACCCCGCTGATAGAGTTAGTACCCCATTTTATCGGGGATTGGTAGTTTAATGACCCACCAGTGATAGATGTCGGAGACAGATTATTTGGGCCGCTGTCGATAAGATTTCCCGTTGTAACTGCGCCTGATCCATTTACGTGCAAAAGCAGCGCAACATTGGCGTAGTACGGGTCACCTGTAGACCCCCGATACGGAATATAAATTGTGCCCATTAGGCGCGTGTCCCGCTCAGGATGACCTTCAGCCCTTTTGCCGTGCCGTCGCCAACTTGATCGATGTCGATAGTGATCTCAGCGTTTGCTGCCAGAGTGCTATCACTGATTACCGCAGGCGTGGCTGCCGTTGTGCTGGTCTTCTCGGTATTGTCGATGGTGAGTTTGGTTGAAAGGACTGAAGTGCCGCCGTCATTGATGTCTACTGTGAAGATAGATCCTGATGATTGCGCTGTAGAAAGACTCGCTCGCACCTGATCCAGCGTCATGGTGTACGGCATACGGAACGTGACTTTGGCCGTGCCAGTGGTCAGTGCCGTAGTCTCGTCAGAACAGGCAATGATGATGTCTTCAGGACTATCTCCCGCCGCAACTACTCTAGCTGCTAGCTGATCTAGGGCATCATCTACCTGACCGGGATCAACACCGTCTGTCCAATTTGCAAGCGTGGATGGGGTATACGTAACATCTGCTGAAGCTACTGTACCGCCGCCTCCACCTCCTTCCCCAACAATGCTACCCGCAGTCACACGGAGTTCGATACGGCTGTTTGCTGGGAACGGAAGCGCTAATGTACCCTGCTGGGCACGATCAAATGTAAGTAGATCACCTGTCCTAGCAGTGACCTTTATGATCTCGTAGTTACCTACTACGTCTACAAGAGTCGCGTAGAAGTAGTCCCCCGTTCCAAGAATAGGGAAGAGCGCACCCTTGCCAGTCTCGATAGTGGTGGACGTAGCTACGCTGGATACAGCGCCGGGTACAAGTGCATAGGCGTTGTTAGTCGCTAACTGAACCATGATTGTGTCCTACTACACGCCAAAAGAGGGGAACTTGACTCGCAGTGTCCCGCGAGCAGCCCCTATGTTTGCTCTTGCTCTGCGCTCTGTAAGCTGAAAGAGGAACTGCCGCGCATGGTAAGACGCCAGTTCTTTATCTGACCATGCAGCATTCGGGATTAGCAGAAGGTGCTGAAGTGCCCCGTGGATGATAGCGTCCTCAAGCTCATCGAAGAGTCCATCGTCCATGCCCTCTGCGATCCGCGTAGGCTTCAGTGCTACGAACATACGCATCTGATACGTAGCATCGTCAGGCAGCGGAAGAACGATGTAGCGATTCGGAGTCAACTGACACAGCGATCTGGGCTGTGTGCCGTCCGCAATAATCGACTCTGGGAGAACATAGTCCTCACCCGGATTAAACTGCGACGCATTGAACTGGGCGGTGTTGTACGGAGTTGGGGGAGTCAGGCTCCAAACAGTTTCGAGTGATTCGCCGCTGTAGAGATCAACCCACTTGGGGTACTTCTCTATTGCCTGCTCAAGCGTCAGGATCTCCAGTGGTGTGTCGTTGAGCAGCGCAGAGAACACAGCATGACACTGCGTATCGACAGGAACCGCGTACGGATACTCATGCACACCGGGAAGCAGGTTGTAGAGCGGGATCTGGTAGCGCCAAGCTAGCGTGCGCTCACATACCCGTATGGCAGTATCCCGAATGTACTGGATGAGCGTAGGCGTGGGGCATCCAGCAACAACCGGACTGACCTTCGGTATAAGCGAGGCAAAGGTGCGCATCACCATCATACCACCCCATCAACGCGAGGATTAGCCATCCGCCCACCGTTGGCGTACGGAAGTCCGCCAGCCTCAAAGTCAGTAACTGCCCGCGACTGTAACCCGACTCCCAGTGCTTGTACAAACGAGTCTAGGAAAAGTTTCGCCCTTCCGCTAGATACATGCTCGTCGTCTACAGACTCAACCAAGAAAACGGTTCCATCGATGATTACTGGGAGGTAAGAGTCATCTGGAGCCGAGATCGTGTCGCCAATTGCATACACTGGCGGTGTCTGAATGTATTCAGCAGAAAGAGTTATACCGGCAATTGGTGCGGGGTAGAGAAAGTACTTGTTGGCGTTGCGCACGTGGCGCATGAAGTTTACAGGTATGCCAGATAGATCAATCCCACCGATACGCCACTCGGGATAAGATTGGTCCATTACATCTCTGGATACTTCAGTTATCGCGTTTCCGTCAACTACCGCAAATACCTCTACGAGTCGCACCGAGTCAGCAGGGCAGTCCTGTATCACAGTGTACGGAGTTGTAGTGAACGAGGTCATAACCGAGAACAAGTCTGGCCGAAGTACAGCCATACGGCGCAGAGTCTGGTTAACGAACCCCAGCAGGACGGTATCACTATAGCGGTATGGCACCCGAGTATCGTTCACCATACGGCGAACTTCAGTGACAACATCCTGCGGAGTCATTACGGCAGCCCTCTAGCAGCTTCAGCAGCCAGTTCCGGCATGGTGGTATCCGGCTCAGAAGGGAGTTCCGTGGTCATATCGAGCGTGCTCTTACGCTTGATACGAGCCTTCTTAACTTCTTCTACAACCTCAGGCTTCACGAAGCGCTCGGGGAACGCTTGCTCCTCCGTGACTTCCTCGCACATAGGGTTAGCGGCAAGGATTTCATGCCACTCGTAGATGAAGCCATCTTTTTTGTTGCGAAGGTATCGCATGAACAATTATGCCTCTCGGATTGCTTCTCCGTGAAGGTCAGGGGGCCGAAGCCCCCATCCCATTAGGACGCCATGATGATCCAGTTCGTGCCGTTGCTAACCAGCATAGCCCAAACACCCGCAGTTCCAGCGAGAATCGCCGTACCGGGGGTAGCCGAGTTAGCAGGTTGGACGTTGGACGAAGCAGATACAACAGTCTGGGCAGCAATGGTCTTGATAACAAGAACCCGGCCTACGTTAGACGCAGGTGCCGGAAGCGTTACCGTAATCGACCCAGCACCGTTACAGACGATGTGGCTCTCGGTCGCAGCGACCGTGAAGCTAGCCGTCTTAGTAACTGGCGAGTTGCCGCTAACCGTCACCCTGTTAGCGTTAATCACGCCACTGTTGATGGTTACGTTATCAAGCGCAATACCAGTGTAAAGGCCCATAGAAAGTCTCCAAAAAAGCGGGGGCTTTCGCCCCCACTATTTACAGGTTGGCGTTGATGTTCAGAACCAGCGCCGTTACGACAAGAACCGCGTTAGTCGGAGCCGCCGTGTTGATGAGAACATCCAGCGTGTCCGCTGCGGTGAACACAGTGGGGTTCGCCAAGTTGGTTGCAGTGAAGCCAGTTGCGTTGGATGCTGCGGTAGCAGCATACGCCGCCGTTGCGCCACCATAACCGAGGCTGAACGTAGCGGTGGTGTTGACCGTCTCTGCAGACGTAACGTGTACACCAGCGGAAATCACAATGCTGCCAGCGGGCAGCGGCAGGACTTCCATAACGTCAGAAGCAGCCAGAGCGGTGGCACCAGCAGCAGCGCGAGCAGCAACGATCTTGGCGAAGTCGAGCCTCACCTGATAGCGCGTTACGGGCTGCGGCTCATATACGTGAGCAGCGGTGCCTTTGATAAAACCAAGCGTGTCGGTGTAAGTAGCCATTGTTCAGAGTCTCCCTGAAACGAGTGTTGGGGGGCTATTCGCCCCCCAGTGGATTAGAAGCTGATGACGGCTTGAGTCAGGGCTTCGGGCTTGACAACCTTGTAGCCGTACACCTGAAGACCACGGATGATGTTTCCGAAGGTTACTTCAGAGCGCAGCGTCTCCAT